AAAAAAGTTTAAAATTTTAAATAAAATAATTTAAATACTCTTACCACTTGTAAGAATTTCGATTGATATTTGATATTTTTTGAGTCTCACGATTGAAGTCAACGACAGCGGTCCCCAGTGATCCATGCCTATTTTTAGAGACAATGATCTCAAGATCAGAAGGTGCATCTTTATCATAATAATCAGCACGATAAAGCATGAGCACTGCATCAGCATCTTGCTCAAGAGATCCAGACTCACGAAGATCACTTAATCCAGGTCTCTTATCAAGCCGGCCTTCAACTTGTCTATTTAATTGAGTAAGGCAAATGACTGGACAATCGCAGGCCTTGGCAAGAAGTTTTAATGCTCGGCTGATCTCGCTCACTTCTTGCTCCCTCATTTGATTTCTATTCTTGCTTGTGCCTTTTAGAAGCTGGAGATAATCAATGATGATCAAGCCAACTTCTCCATCTTTGTCTTTCACTTGCTCGCAAATGGTTTGCACTGATGCAATGGTCTCAATGCCAGTATCAACCAGATGAATGTTGAGCGATTTGATCTCATTTGATGCCTTTTGATAGGCCAATCTTAAATCATGATCAAATTCGCTAAGCCTTTTATCTTTGATTGCACTGGCATTGATTTCACCAACTGAGCAGACAAGCCGGTGAATAAGCTGCTCTTTGCTCATCTCTAAGCTAAAAAACAAAGTCTTTTTCTTATTCTCTCTAAGCTGGGACAACTGGAGAAGATGAAGAGAAAGCGCAGTCTTTCCCATACCAGGACGGCCGCCGATATAATAAAGACATCCCCTTCTTAGCTTGAGCATATAATCGAGATCAGTCAGATCGGTGCTAAGTGCATCCGATTTGGTCTCCAAAGAAAAAATGGCGCTCTCCACTTGATCAGAAAAACTTTCCAGCTTAACGGGAATGCAGGCCTTTAATTCCTGAATTTTAGCTTGATATCTTTGATCAATCCACTCTTTGCTGACTCCCTGCCTAAGAAGTGTTGATTTTAGATCATCATAGAATGAAGTCTTGGCGGTCACATACCAATGCAGATGCTCCATGATGCACTGCTCAACATGCCAGGGAGTGACAAGAGTTTGATATTCTGACTCAATTGTTGTCAGAATAGTGCCGATATAATCAGCATCAGACATCTCTGGCAATTCATTCTTAAAGTCTTGAAATTGGCGTCTATACTGATCATGCACATTGCAAAGATCGATCATCTTGCCAGCGTCATTCAGTGTCTTAGATGCTCTATAAATCGCAATGAATGTGTCATTAAAAAAGATATCTTCATTCTTGATCAACCTAAAGACCGCCGCTTTACATGGATGATCTTTGACTTTTGAGAAGCTGACTCGGTCAAGATTATAGAGCAATCCATTATCACCAGATACAAATTCCGGCAGACTTTCATCAATGCTTGTTTCTGAAGAAATCATCCACATCGTTTTAATCAGCTTAGCAGCTCGGATGAATGGAATGTATAAATCTTCTTTTGTGAAGAAACCATAGGAGTTGCAGATCTTTCTAAGTGTATATTTAAATTGATCTTCGGCCTTGGTGATCACTGCAACATACTTTTCTCTTTCTGCCTGCTGGTGCTTATCTTCTTGATGATTTGGCCTAATGCTGGCACCTGGAAATCTTTCCATAAATTCATTGTATGAGGTGGGATTATTCTTCTCAATCTCATCATTTTTTTTGCACCAAACAGCATATTCATTGTTGAACCTAGCTGGATCAGCCATCCTTAACTGGCTGGCGTAAGACTCCCATTCTTTCCATGCTCCCCAATGAGCAATCTCATAATCGGTCAACATATGTTTTATTCCTATCTCTTAGGCAAGAATTGCAATGCAGTTGGTACTGGATACATAAAAAATTGATGGCTAATTCCATTTGTTGCACGCTCAAGTTTCTCAGCAGTGGCCAGCTTACAACTCTTTTCATCATCCAAATATTTGTAAACCTGCTGGACAGTGAGATCCATTCTTTGAGCGATTTCTTTGACGGTAAGGCCGGAATACATTCTGATCTTATTGATCTTGATCTGTGATTTTGTTGTCATGGTTATCTCCTTGATTGACAATTTACTATCATTAAACACTTTCATTTAAAAAAATCAACAAAAAGATTTACTTATTTAAAATAAAATGTTTATAGTGTGATGACTCAAGACAAAAGGAGAGAAATTGAGCAAACTTTTTTCAAAACAAATCACCAGCTGGGGAGTGGCTTGCAATATAAGCAGGTGCAAGACCATGGCAACAATCCCAAACGGCCAAAGAATTGTCATGTTGCTTTTAGAGCTTTATGATGTGATGCCTATGTACAATAATCTTTCTATCACTCAAAGATATCTAGAGATTGCAAATATCTTGGGGATTGCTGAAAGGCCAGCAATGAGGGCACTATCTGCGCTTTGTGATCATGGCTTTCTAGTAAAAGAAGCGAACGCACATGAAAAAGAGAAGAAGGCAAATACTTGGTGCTTTACCTCTAAAATGATTGTTAGATACTGGAGATCTTGGGGAGACTTCAAAGATATAAATGCCATTGCTTTAGATCCAGACACAACTGATTTAAAGATCAAATTAGAGGCTCAAGCTATTCTAAACAATATCTTAAACTCAAATATTTTACCCCTCCCCCCCCTGGTGTCATCCATAGCACCACCTGGTGCCACAAATAGCACTACCCTGGTGTCATCCATAGCACCACCTGGTGCCACCAGTGGCAGAAAACTTGCCACCAGTGGCAGAAAACTTGCCACCAGCGACACCACATTATTAAGAGAGGAAGATACATCTATTAAGAACAGGATTAAGGAGGATCAGCCAACTGATAGACTTTCTTCATCTGGATTTGCTGATTTGGATTTGCCTAGATGGAATGAAATGAGATCTCTTTTTAAAGAGGAGATGATCAAGGTTGATGACATGACTCAAATCAAAATTGTTTCAAACTGGCCTACTGCTCCAGATGGATATAAAATCAATCAAGAAGCTGGCTACTGCAATCATAATTTTAAAGCCAGAGATTTTGATAGAGAGACCTCTAGAAAGTGCAAGATTGTAAAATCTTTAAATGGACCTAAAACGCTACTTCTTAAAAGACATATGGACATGACTTTGCAAAACTTTGGCGGGATGCTGTCAGATGATGAAAATAACGCCATAGAGACATCAATCACCATCCCAACTGGTCAAAGGTTATTCATCTATGGAGAACGCTCTAAAGGAGAGCATTTAGCAGCAGCTATTTTTAAGCATGCTCTCTTCCAGATGGAAAATGGAAATGACCGATCTTTTGGATGCGCATCAATCTTCTTTGGTGGATTTGAGTTTTTGATTGATACAAGAAAAAACATTTATGAAAAATATGGAAGAGAAAATCCTGGAGGCTTCCCAACTGCTCAGCTTCTTTCTGACAATATCGAATACATGATCATTTACAATCACTCAACAGCCACTAATAAGATGCTCCAGCATGTGCATAATGACCTTGATCAGATCATCCTCAATAGGCCACAAATGAATTTTATCATCTGCTCCACTTCAAAGATCGAAGATTGCTCTAAAGCAATTCAAGACAATTTCATAAATGTTGAAATCAAATAGGCTGGCTATTTGTTTAATCGTTGCCAGCTCATCTTAAGCGAACCTTTTTAGATGTGGAATTGTTCTAGTGCGTAGCACCTTTAGAGCTGGCGAATTAAATCGCCGGTCAATTTGGTTAAATGGAAATCACAAAATACGCTAAACTAAAACCGACCGGCTCAAATCTTATCTGCTCACCTCCTAGAAGTTTTTTGTTGATAGAGAAAACTTGAGCAGATAATTTATATCTTAAAGTTTGAAATAATTTTTCATGTCATGTGTTTAATATTTGCCAGCTCTCTCCTAAGAAATGGGGATTACTTTAAGAGCTGGTGACTCTATCTGAGGATATAAATCGGAGAAACAAGATGACAATTCAAATCATTAAACCTGATAGTGAAAATCAAAAAACCCTCTTTCCTAATAGAAAGATTTTTCTAGCAGGTAGCATTGAGATGGGATCTGCTGTCGATTGGCAAAAAGAAGTTGAAGAAGTCTTAGAAAAAGAAATCTTTAAAAATTATGACTATACAATCTATAATCCTAGACGCATTAATTGGGATAGTTCATGGAAACAATCTATTGAGAACGAACAATTTAAGTATCAAGTCGAATGGGAATTAAATAAGTTATATGAATGTAATCTTATTCTTATGTATCTAGATGAGAATACTAAATCACCTATTAGCTTGCTTGAATTAGGTTTATATGCACAAGATACTAAGATGGTTGTAATTTGTGGTGAAAACTTTTGGAGAAGAGGTAATGTTGAAGTCACTTGTAATTTTTATAAAGTGCCTTTGATTGTTCATAATCCTAGAGAAAAGACTTTAAGCGAGCTCTTGATTGAAAATTCTGTCTTCTTAATATAATTCTGCTTGGTATTTAATCACAAGTTCTTTTGATTTTTTCCCATGTGAAATTATGTTTTTAGATTAAAAAAGTCAGATGTCTTGGCGTTTATTGTCTTGTATCAAATTAAAACCAATATCATTTGTTCAGTAATAAACGCATTTAAAGCCAAAACAATAAACTCTCTGGATAAGGGTTTTAAAAACACAAAAAACAAAGCAACACCAACAAAGCAGAAAAGGCAAACCATCATGGCAATGAACGATAAGACCAAGCTCGTTAAAGAGAAAACAGGGATGAACATTAAGGATTTGGCTAGAGAAATCGGCTATCATGAAACCACTATTATCAATGTTCTAAGAGGCAAAAATCAATCTAGCTATCAATTAGCCAAAATACTTGCAGAAAAGACAGGACAAAGCCCAATTTATTTTATGGAAAACTGAGAACGCATTATATATTCGAGGCTGATCTATCTAAATCTTAATAATCCCAATTCCATTGGCCTTTAAATATTCCTCGCCGGTTGAGATCCATCTATCACTCTTATTTTCATAGACCACTGATTTGATGCCAGCATGATGAATAAGCTTAGCACACATTAAACAAGGTGGTGCCGTCACATAAATTGAACATCCTTCAGTAGCTATCCCACATCTGGAGGCATTGGCAATTGCATTAAATTCAGCATGGTGGCAACCAATTTGCGTATCTGAGCCACTTGGTATTTTATTTGCATCTCTAAGGCAACAATCACCACCACAAAGGCCGGCCTGCTTTCTAGCAATCCCATTGAAAGAAGATACTACTGGCACATCCCCTCGAACGATCACAGCACCGATTTTTGCACGACTACACGGTGATAAGCTTGCCATGATCTCAGCCATGCTCAAAAAAGCCTTATCTTTAGCAGTCATAACAGTCATCTTCTTTTGATGCTAGACAAGCAAGCTCACTTGCTAGCTTTAAAACGGCCTTTGATCGTTTGCCGCATTTGCCTTTATTGCCTACTGCATACCGACCAAGAGCAAGGCATGTGTCACCTTGAGAGACATCAAGCCACACTTGAAAAGCCTTAATGCCATATTCAATTTCTGAGCAATCTTTGCAATCAAAAAACTGTTTCTTTACCTGCATCACACCTTTAGCACCAGCTGATGATGTCAAGCCTGTTTCAAAACGGCTTTCATAGTATGCGATCGCAATCATGAGATGAGGATCAACACCCATCTTTTCAGCACTAGATGCCACCTTCAAGCATTGTTGCATTCTAGAGGGAATTGATTTGGCGACAATCTTTTCCCATCCAAGGTCTTGCTTGCTTTGAGTAGGATTGAAGATCATACCCATCACAATCCAACATATGTCAAAATAGCTATTCATCATCATCCTCGTCTTTGGTGATGTCATCCCAGCTCTCATCGTATGAGATATCATCGTATGAGATAACGATTGCTTTATGATCAAAGATCGCACGGCAATTCTTGCAATAGTGGTACTCCATACTAGAGCCTGCTAGTGTGGAATTTATTTTTGATTGGCATCTAAGACACTGCATAAGAGTAAATCCATTGTTTTGGGGAAGATGCTTGATGTTATATCACAAACTGCTTGTGCGTACTCTCTTATTTCAAACTGTGCGTTTTCATCGAGTCTCAATCGTAAAAAGTGCATGATCGCTTGTGTTGATGCTGTCCATATACATTCGCTATAAGTGGCAACAGGCAAGACAATCCTTGCTTGCTCTCTACATACACCCATGGCAAGCAATCGCTGATAGTTGCCATATGCAAGGGAATAGACCTCATCAATCAAGATCAAAGCTTGGTCTTCTTCTGCATCAGATAGTGCACCGTGCGATGATTGCTTGTTTTTTGTGTCTTGCAATCTGAAATGATCAGGATAATAAAAGCCTTCTTTGATCTCAGTATACCTCGCACTTTGCTCATTCCAAGCACAACCTACTTGGTGCTTCATCCATTGTCTTAAAACAAATATAGGTGCCTTAATTCTGAATGAGATGCTGGAGTGCCTAAAAGGCGATGTGTGCTCATGATCCCATAGATATTTTAGAAGCTTGCCATCTCTATCCGTCCATGATGTGGAGATAGATGCAAAGCTAACACGAGCGGCATTGACCACAGATAGGTCTGATCCCATGTGATCGACATATTCAACAAATCCGTCTGAAATAATCTTTTTCATATTTTACCTTTCTTTATGAGAAGATTTATAATATTATATAATATTATAGTTTTTGATGTGTTTATATAACACCACTAAGGAGAAAAAAAATGATTAACCCCGATTTAATTTCAAGATTGCTAGCAGTTGATGTCTTGGTATGTACCTTTCTTGAGGATTTCCCTTCTCAAAGAGATGCACTAAGATCGAAAATTGATGACTTGCTCAATCAACATGTGCAAGATTTATCAGATCAAGTCGAGCTTCAACTTATGGCAAACAAACGCATTTCAAACATTTACTCACAACTCAAGGACAATAAAAATGCTTAACTCTTTCACTTTAATTGGTCGTGTTGGTCAAGACCCAACCGTCAAAGTTATTTCAGATACTGCTCAAGTATCAAATTTCAGTGTCGCATATACCGAGAAATACAAAGATCAACCTCAGACCACCTGGTTTAATGTGCAAGCTTGGAATAGTCTATCAAAGATCGTTCAAGATCAAGTTAAAAAAGGTGATTTAGTCACAATCATTGGCAAGATCACATCAAGAGAAGCAGACGGCAAGACCTATTGGACAGTTACAGCTGAAAGAGTGATTGTTTAATGAAAGCTAAAGATCGCAAATCGATTTTGAGCCTTTACATATCAACAAAGCTGATCAACCTATTGGATACGATCAGCGATAGGCATAAGGTTAAGGTCTCAAAGCTAGCTGAAAAACTCCTGCTTGATGGTCTCAATCGCGATCAGATTGATCTCAGCCTTGAAATTGACGATGATGATGCTATTGAGAAAATCACTGCTAAAATTATTGAGAGAGGTTAATAATGGCAACAAAGAAAGTACCAGCACCAAAAACAAATCAAAATAACAATGATCAAGCTCATCAGGAGGCATTAGCATTTTGGGGGATAGGACAACCTTTAGGCTCAAAGACAAAGACTAAACAAGCTCCAGCACCTAAAAAGACCATTGATAAAATTGATACGGTCGATTCCAAGACTAGCAAAAACACTATTGTACCTGCTAAAAAAACAGACGAGGAAAAGGCAGAGCTCGCAAAAAAGAAAAGGCTGATGTTAACCGAGCAAGTGCTTGAATATATTTCTCAAGGCCTTTCTCAAACTGATGCACTCTCTTTTGTCGGTGTTGCCTACAGCACTTGGAACGGCTGGATGAGAGCAGACCCCGAATTGGTGGCTGATATCAAGAGAGCTGAAATCTCTTTAAAGGTCAAGCACTTGCAAAACATTCAACGACATGCTGAGAATGATGTGAGAGCCTCCCAATGGCTTTTGGCTCGCAAATTCCCTGCAGAATTTGGGGAAAAGCAAACGATTGATATGAATACACGAGGGGATGACAATAAGGTGATTATCAATGTGATCCAGCAGGTGCAAAAAGAGAAGCATGGTCAAACGATAGAGATCAAGCACGAGCTCCCAAATGAGAATGACAATGGCACAGACGAAGAAGACTGATATTGAGCTTAAGCTTAATCCCTTGCAAATCGATCTAGTTGATCGCTTGATTTACTCTGATGATGCCTTTATCGCCGTTAGAGCTGGCTGGGGTAGTGGTAAGACTTCAGCTTTAGTTTTTGCTTTATGGACTTGGTCAAGCATCCATCCCAATAAGTCATCTTTACTAGTCACTGATACCGCTCCACGATATAGATCGGTGCTTGGTCCTGAGCTTGAGAAGTGGCTTGCTCCTTATGGTTGGATATATCATCAGCAAGACGGCAAATGGATTGCTCCAAATGGGCATGTTGTTTGGTGCAGATCTTATTTCAGACCAGGCACAAGAGATGCCACACATAATCCACTTGAAGGCCTCAACATAACTTCAGGCCTTGCCTTGATTGATGAGTGTCAAACTTTATCTGAAGAAGTAGCGCAGAAAACTCTTGGCCGTCTTAGATCTGGTCCATCACCTAAGATGATCATGGTAGGCTTGCCCGTTTGGGGAGCTTGGTGGGTCGACTTTGCTGAGAAAGCTGGATGCACGCCAATCTTCTATGCTAGCCATGTGAATAAAGCCAACTTGTCAGAGGCTTGGTTTGACGCCGTCAAGAATTTGCCAGAGTCTGAACGGCTGGCAATGGTTGAAAATCAACCTAGACCACCTCAAGGCGTGATTTATTCTGAATGGACACTAGGCCACATCATTGACAATTGGCGATATCATCCATCTATGTCATCAAGGCTTGTCATTGACTTTGGTTTTAGAAAGCCTTCAGTTTTGATCTTAGCGCATGATCCAACTTTAGAAGCTGATGTGATATGTGCTGAAATCAATCCTCAAGAAATCACGCTTTCAGAGCTTGCCAAAGAAATCCTCAAGATTGCTGCTCCTAGAGATCTAGCCAAACACTACCCCAACCGCATTTTGCTTGATGGTGCATCTGGTGATAAAGCCGGATCCGCTAGATCAGATCGAACCGCACTATCTGCATTCCATGAGCTAGCTAAATCTCCAGCTCAAGGAGGCATAGGAATTGCATTTAGATGGTGCACTGATCCAATACGAACGGACATCTTAAACGGCGTGCAAAGAGTTAAACGCTTGATCCATCAACGCAAGATTTTATGCTCTAAAGAAGTTTGGGATAGAGGTGGATCTGCTCAAGGCAATTCATTCAGAAAAGCAATCTTGTCTTACGCTTGGGATGGTAAAGAGACACCAAAGAAAGACGGGAAGGAGGATCCTCTAGACGCTCTAAGATATGACGTCATAAATTGGCGCTGGAGAGATAGCGAAATCCAGCCAGATAAGCCAATTCCTCCAGCCTCCCCCACGGTCAAGAGTAAGCTGAATCAAGTGAGCTCACATATAAAAATGATGAGGAGCCACTAATGCTAAAAGAAAACACAATTCACTTGGGAGACTGCCTTGATCTGATGCCATCCATTCCCAGCAAATCGATTGATATGATCCTTTGCGATCTTCCCTATGGAACGACGGCCTGCGAGTGGGATTCTATTATTGATATGACTAGACTTTGGCAGGAGTATGAGAGAATTATCAAGGACAACGGCGCAATTGTTTTGACGGCCAATAATGTCTTTACTTTCAAGCTATGGTCAAGCAATCCAGCGCTTTTTAGATATAGATGGATTTGGATCAAGAGTTTAAAAACTCAATTTCTCAATGCAAATAGAAGACCTTTATCGCAATTTGAGGAAGTGATGATTTTTTACAAAAAACAGCCAAAATATAATCCTCAAATGCAAGATGGCAAAGCATATAAAATAAGTAATGAGAAATCTTCAATCGGTGGCAAGAGTGCCTACGGTGATGAAAAACTGGTTAGAATTCCAACAGTCAATAATGGTGAATACTTTCCCAGTGATATCTTAGAGTTTTCAAGTAAGATAGGACAACATCCAACACAAAAGCCAGTAGCCTTGTTTGAATACCTAATCAAGACCTACACAAACGAAGGTGAATTGATCCTTGATAACTGCTCAGGCAGTGGCACCACCGCCGTTGCCTGCATGAATACAAACCGCCGTTTCATCTGCATTGAAAGACATGAGACCTATCATCGCAAGTCAATTGAGAGACTGGCAAATCATGAACCTTTATTGCACATGGGGGATAAATGTTAGGCAACACCCTTTTGGCAAGACTACAAGTTGACACGATCATCATGGATTTTTTCTTGCCACTGGATGCAACATATCAACTTTTAGATCAAGAGATTGTTGATCGATTGAGGCACTTGGAAGAGTCTTATCAAGGCAAGATAAAACGAGCTGAATTGATTTTTATGCATAAAGATTGATCAGAAAGATGCAGAAAGGAGAAAGATGATGCACAAAGAGATGACCGATGATGAGAGAGTTTTGATGATCGAGGAGATGATTGAACGGGGAGAAGTTTATCATGGCTACAAAAATGAGATAAGAGTTGCTTGTGCTAAGCAACACAAGAGACGGACCTCATGCACCAAAGAGATGTTTATGAGCGCTTATTCCCCCGAATTGTCTTGGCGAGTGATAGCCGAAAGACTGGGGATCAGTGAGTCTTTTTGTCTCAAGCTGAGTCATGAGTATTTGGATTATAGAAGGCCATCCGTTTGGATAAAGGTGACTGATGAGCAAATCATTCAAGCATTCAAAGACCATGCTGGTGACAAGCTCATCACCATCGCAAAAAAGTTAAATATTCATTCCAGCTCATTGCTAGCCAGAGCAAGAAAATTGAAGATAAGACCATGAGAAAAGATATGACTTCAGACGAAAGAGTTTTGATGATTGAGGAGATGATCGAACGGGGAGAGGTTTATCATGGGTATCGGTCAAATAAATATCCCTCAAGCCTGCCAGAGCCAAAAAAATCAAATGTTAGAGTTGGCGGAATAAAGGGTAGAAGCATGGCAGATGTGCCTCAATCCGAATTAATGGAAGTTTTAAAAGAGTATCCGGAAAAGGGGCTGACTGCTATCGCAAAAGAGTTAAATATTAATTTGGGATCTCTCAGATATAGGATGAGAAAGCTAGGAATAATCTGTTGATTATCAAGGGGCTTGATTGATCTTCTTGATCTTCTCTTCCACTCTATCCAATCGATCGGCAAGCTCATTATCGCCAATCAAAATTTTAGTTTGATCCTTAGCTTGAGCATCGATCTTGCTTTCTAGAATGTTGATCTTCTTTTCAATTTCTTGTCTCTCAAAATCACAAACCAAAGCATGGTCTTTGTCTTCTCTTTCTTTCTTCTGCATCTTTTGAAACATTAGTACGATTAGGATGATGAGCGCTAGAGGCGTGTTGTCTTTTGTGATCTTCATGAGCTGATCAAATTGATTGATTTCAGGGGGAAGCTCAATCAATGAGTGCGTTTGAGCTGGAGAAGGCTGATCCGCTTGAGCTATTAGCATCTGATCATCTAAGGGGGATAAAAACATATCATTTTCTTTCTGGTGAATATATTGATCTGGCACCATCTTTATTTTACCGTCTTTTTTAAGTAGCTTTTCAATTCTTTTTTCTGAGTAGTGAATGACTATCTTTGAGCCTTCCAGAAACTCACAATCATCAAGCTCATATACTTGACCTTTGAAAAAGATCTTGCCGGAAGTAGTGATAAAAAATTCATCATTTATCTTGCACATATTTTCACCTTGAGCGTGTTTATCAATCCGGTTGCTTTATGTTTCTAGGTGCAGTTTTTCTTGCTTTCTGCACCTAGTTTTAAATTTTATTTGATATAATGGTATTTTGTGCAATAAGATATAAGTTAATTGATTAAGGTGAACAAATGACTTCATTCCCATATATGACCATGACAAGATCCACTCAAGAGATGCCGTATTTATCTCAAGAAAAGCCACATTTTCAATCATATGGCATAAGTGGGACATCTATTCAAGGCGGGTATATCACTGGCAAGGAGCAAAATCCGGCGCTATCTGGCAGATCATGGACCAGAGAAGCGGAGGATATGCTGGCAACTGATCCAATTATCAGACGATCTTGGAATTTGGTCAAGCAAACTTTGTTATCTGCAAAGTGGGAATTTAAGGCTGGCAAAGACGGAGACCAGACCAGCGAAGAGCTTGCCAGATTTGCCAATGAGGCATTCGGATTTAAGGGATATCCAGGGATGATGGAATTGTCTTTTGAAGATCAATTGAATTATCTCTTGGAATTTATTCCCCACGGTTGGAGATATGCAGAAGAAATTTATTGCGTTGCTAAAGACTCGATCGGAAAAGAGAAAGTCTTTCTCAAAAGATACGCCGATCGTGAGCCTTCATCTCATCAACAGTGGCTATCGGCTGACAAGCAGAATTTAGATGGCGTTATTCAAATCATGGTCGGCGGGGTAAATCCAGAACCTATTCCAGCATCAAAACTTTTGCTTTTAACTCTCAATAGAACCGGCTCAAACTTCGAAGGCATTGGCCTTTTGCGTCCGTGTTGGTGGTGGTGGAAAGAGAAACAACGATCTGCCACTCTCATGGCTATCGGCCTTGAAAAGTGGGCTGTGCCTACGCCAATCGTAAAAGTTAATCGTCAAGCAATTGATCAGATGGGAATTTCAAGTGGTGATGTTGAGGCAATGATCAATGAGGCTCAGCAACAAGCGCAGGCTTATGTTGTGCAAGAGCAAAGCTATCTAGTTGAAAATAATATCGTTTCTTTTGACACCTATGGAGGATCAACCGGCTTTGATGCTGGTGGTGCTTTACAAGTTATTCAAGAGTGCGACAATCAAATTTCACAAGCCTTCATGGCTCAATTTATGAATTTGGGAATATCCGACACTGGATCAAGATCAGTCGGTGAAGTGCATCTATCCGTTTTTAGAAGAGCATGTATCAATTTTCTTGACTTGGTGGCCAGTGCAATCAGTGGACAAGATAGACGGGGAGGCGGTACTATTGGCCGTCTTATTCGTTGGAATTATGGAAACATTGAGACAACAAAACTTCCCCGCTTAGTGCATACCGGCCTAGATGCTGATGCACTTGCAGAAGCCTTGATCTCATTGCCTTCCTTGGTACAAGCTCAACTACTCACACCAGATGATGACCTTGAGCGTGCTATCAGACAAAAGATCGGCGCCGGTCAGTTGCCAATGGAAGCCACTAGAACGGCTCAAGATCGAGCAGTTGCACAAAATCCAGCCTTGGCGATGGCTGAAAGATTGCGAGCTATCAGATGAATGAAAAACAAATATCACTTGCTAAACAAAGATTGATGAATAGACGCGTTGGCGCTTATCTCAATGCTCCTAAAAAATATGAGGGAATTGATTTTACTCCACCTCAAGGGGTAAGAGACGCAGCGATCAGGGCACTAAAGAAACGGGCTGAGCAACCACCTTCAAAGCGTGGCATGACGGCGGTGGGTATTGCTCGAGCAAGAGATTTATCAAATGGAGTCAGCCTATCACCAGAGACCATTAAAAGAATGGTGGCCTATTTCACAAGACACGAAGTCGACAAACAAGGCTCCACTTGGGAAGAATATGGCAAGGGAAGGCAGGCTTGGGATGGTTGGGGAGGTGATGCCGGTTATACTTGGTCAAAGAAGATTTTAGCACAAATGGAGAGAGCTGATGAGAAAGAGAAAGCATTGTCAGAACCTTCCATGCAGGCCTCCAATCGTACTGACTTTAAGGCATTTAGAGAAAGAATCCGGTTGGGAGAAGTTGCTTTATATCCAGGACAAGACATTAAGGTGCTTTCTTTGGGTAAGGTCAACAGTCGGATCAACGGCGAGACTATTCAAGAAGTCTCCATTGATATCTTGCAAGAGATGGTAAGAGTTTTTAAAGATAGAAAAGAGACTGATCCGGTCATCATTGACTGGAATCATCAATCATCTCCCTTTATGAATAACGGACCAACGGCGCCAGCTCAA